CTAGTCGTCCGGCGCCGTCAGCGCGGTCGCGGGGCGTTCGTGTGCCGCGCGCCAGTCGGCGGGGCGGACAAAATCGCCCTGCCAAATGCCGCGGCGTTGCGCCTCTGCTTCGGCTTCCTCGACCAGATAGGCGGTGCTGGTCGCCACCGCCCAGCCTTGCCGGACCAGCTCGGCGCCGAGGTCGATGCCGTCGGGGAAGGGGCGGGTGCGGCACATGGCGAGGGTGCGGTCGTAGCGGTCTTTCGCGGCGACCTCGCAATGCAGCGGGCCGCGGCCTGCGAGTTTTTCGAGCGCCGTCCGCGCGTCGCGCCCACAGGGCCAGCGGCTGGCATCGCGGCGCGCGCAGTCCTGGCGATATTCGGCGGCATCGATGCCGGTCAGGCGGATCGTCACGGGCCCGCCGTCCTGCCGCACGGTCAGGCTGTCGCCGTCGATGACATGGACCAGCGGTACGACCTGGACCGGCGGCGGCAACCAGACCCATGCCGCGATGGCGAGGCCGATGAGCAGCAGCAGCGCCAGCAGCGAACGAAAGCGCCGCCGCCAGCGCAGCCGCGTGAGCGAAGAGAGGGCGGGGGGCATCGGTTTTGCCTGACTTGGCGGGCGCAGCTTGGCAAGCGGCAAATATCGGTTGACGTTTATCGGTTGACGCTGAGAACAAACCATGTCCAAATCGGACCAAGTCATTGTTACCGCATGCCGCCCGACTCGCGAAGCCACGATCGGCTGGGTCCATTTTGGCGGCGAAGGGGAGCGAACAAAAGGTGAATGACGCCGGAATGACGACATAGTTACGCCAAGGTGGAGCGATGGAACGGGGACAGAGACATGATGGACCATGAAACGCCGACGCGGCCGGATATCGCCGCCCTTTCTTTGCGCGGTTTCGAGCATGGCGGCGATGGCGGCAATGGCAGCGATGGCGGCAATAGCAGCGATGCTTGGCCGCCGCCGATCGGCGGACGGTTGCGCGACGGCGCCGCCTCTCCCTTCCTGTTCGTGGGGCCGCCCGCGGCGCTGCCCGACACGGCGGCGCTCGTCGAGGTGCGGCTGGCCAATATGCTGCCGCCGGCGCGGGCGGCGGGTTATATCCGGCACAGCGGCCTGCTGGATATCGTCTGGCTGGCGGCGGTGGACGCGATCGAGGGCGCGATGCTGGCCGATATCTGCGCCGCGGTGGGCGAGCAGGGGTGCCACCTGATCTGCGAAACGTCGCTGACCGCGCTCGACCGGGTGATGGCGGCGGTTCCGGCGGCGCTGCATGTCCAGTTCCTGGTCGATGCCGACCCGACCGACAAGCTGGTCGCGCTGGCCGCGGCGCGGCGGACCCGGCACGGGGTGCTTCACGACATTGCGCGCGACGACGCCATGGAGCGGATCGACCGGTTGCAGGACGAGGTGGCACGGATTTCGCGGTTGCTCGGCGATCTGGTGGGGCAGCGCGGCGGGCTGGCCGGAACCCCGACGGGCTTTGCTCCGCGCGGCGAGGAATTTGACGATTATGCGGGGCAGGTGCGGTCGCCGACGCGCGATTATGTCACGATCCCGCGCAGCTTTGTTCCCGAAGAGCGGCTGATCGATCGCCAACGCGCCAAGGCGGTGCGGCGGATGCTGCGCCAGCGGCGGATGCGCGAACAATATTTCCCCGCCGACCTGTTCGCCGACCTGGCGTGGGACATGCTGCTCGACCTGTATGCGGCACGGCTGGAGCGCCAGCCGGTGTCGGTGTCGAGCCTGTGCATCGCCGCCGCAGTCCCCGCGACCACGGCGCTGCGCTGGATCAAGACGATGACCGACGCCGGGCTGTTCGTGCGCGAAGCCGATCCGCAGGACGGGCGCCGGATCTTCATCGCGCTGGCCGAAGCCGCGTGCGACGCACTGGCGCGCTATTTCGAGGCGCTGGACGAATAGCGCCGCGCTTGCCAGCGCGCGCCGCTTGTGGCAGGGGCGCGCTTCCCCGCATTTGGTGACATTCCAGGGGCGCTTAGCTCAGTTGGTAGAGCATCTCGTTTACACCGAGAGGGTCGGCGGTTCGAGCCCGTCAGCGCCCACCACCGCGTCACCGCGCGGCCTGGTGACGACGGAGGCGACGACGGCGGTCCGGTCGCCCCGCGCCGCGCCGACCGTCTTGTCCTGTTCGGAAATCCTGCCCGTCGAAGCGCCCTGCGAAGCGCAATTCGATCAGGGGAACGCGATTATCGCGCCCTGTTTCTGGCCATTGCATCGGTCAATGCGAACCATATGGGTTATTTATCTTGACATCGTAACGCTGATATGGCACAAGTATCACATCATGAAGAATTGCGAGTCGGGCCGGTGCCCTTCCGTTTGGCGGGAGGGCGTTCCGGCCCGACTGGCGTTTGGGGAGGATGGCCTGTGGCGCAGATCGGCAAGGCGGCGACCCGGAATGCGCGCAGCGTGCGTCCGGGGGCGGCGCAAATGACGCAGTTTCTGGAATCACTCGCGGAATCGTCGAACGTTGCGGCATCGGCGCGCGCGGCGGGCGTGACGAGCAACGCAATGTACCGCGAGCGGCGGCGCAATGAGGGGTTTGCGGCGCGCTGGCACGAGGCGCTGTGCGAAGGCTTTGCCCGGCTGGAGGCCGAGCTGCTGGCGGAGGCGCTGGTGGCGCCGAGCGGCAATGTGAAGGATGCGACGCTGAAATCGCGGGCGCAGAAATATCGGCTGGGGCTGGCGTTGCTGGCGGCGCATCGCGCGGCGGTGCGCGGTGCGAAGCTGCCGGGCGGAAGCGGGGCGGCGACGCAGGGGAGCGCGAAGGAACGGTTGCGGTCGAAGCTGGACGATATTCGCGCGAACGCCGCCGCCGAGCGCGGCGAACCGGGCGACGATTTTTGAAGTGCCTGACCGAAGTCAGCGGCATCCCGGACAAGGACTATGACGCATGGTTCAAACGGATCCGCGAGGATCGATATGAACAGCTGTTGACCGACTGGCCGTGGTGGCGGCGCGAGGACCAATGCCCGCCCGCGGGTGACTGGCATGTCTGGATGCTGCTGGCCGGGCGCGGGTTCGGCAAGACACGCACCGGCGCCGAATGGGTGCGCGCATTTGCCGAGTCGACGCCGGGGGCGCGGATCGCGCTGGTCGCGGCGTCGCTGCACGAGGCGCGGCAGGTGATGGTCGAGGGTGAAAGTGGTTTGTTGGCGATCGCGCCCGATGCGCGGCGGCCCGATTATGAAAGCAGCCTGCGCCGCCTGACCTGGCCGAACGGCGCGGTCGCGACGCTGTATTCGGCGGCCGAGCCCGACAGTTTGCGCGGGCCGGAACATGAAGCGGCGTGGTGCGACGAAATCGCCAAATGGCCGCAGGGCGAGGCGGCGTGGGACAATCTGATGCTGACGATGCGGATGGGCGCGCAGCCGCAGATTGTCGCGACGACGACCCCGCGCGGGGTGCCGCTGGTGCGGCGGTTGATCAAGGAAAAGGGCGTCGCGGTGACGCGCGGGACGACGCGGAGCAACCGGCTCAACCTGTCGCCGCGCTGGATCGCGACGATGGGGGCGATTTACGGCGGGACGCGGCTGGGGCGACAGGAGCTGGACGGCGAATTGCTGGAGGATGTCGAGGGGGCGCTGTGGTCGCGCGCGCTGATCGAACGGTGCCGGGTCGCCGCGGATAGCATCGGCAAGCCGGTGCGGGTGGTGATCGGGGTCGATCCGCCGGCGACCGCGCAGGGCGATGCGTGCGGGATCGTGGTCGCGGCGCTGCTGCGCGATCGCCGGTTGGCGGTGATCGAGGATGCGAGTGTGGCGCGCCCGGCGCCCGGCGTATGGGCGCAGGCAGTCGCCGCCGCGGCGGCGCGCTGGGGCGCCGAACGGGTGGTGGCCGAGAGCAATATGGGCGGCGAAATGGTCGCCGCGATGCTGGCCCACGCCGATGCCCGGCTGCCGGTGCGCGCGGTGCACGCGAGCGTCGGCAAGGCGCGGCGCGCGGAGCCGGTGGCGCTGGCGTATGAGCGCGGGCAGGTGGTGCATGCCGGGGCGTTTGCGGAGCTAGAGGACCAGCTGTGCGGCTTGCAGATAGGCGGAGGATATGCGGGGCCGGGACGCTCACCGGATCGGGCGGATGCGTGTGTGTGGGCTTTGGCAGAGTTGTTGGAGGGGCTGCGAGTGGGGCGTTTGGTGGGGGTTAGGCGGGTTTGATCGCCCTATAGATTCTCTGGTTCCGCTCGACACGGACGGATTTGTGACGGCGGCGCGGCCCACCGATGCCGCACAAGGACGATAGCGGCCCCCGCCTTCGCGAGGGCGACGATCTGGGAGACTTTTCATGAACTGGTTTGGCCGGAAGGCTGCGCAGGGGGCTGCGCGGCCTGCTTTGTCGCGGGTGTATGGGGCATATGGGGTGATGGGCACGGCGCCCGCGCCCTTGTCGTTCGAGGCGCAGGTGCGCGAGGGGTATCTGTCCAATGCGATTGTCCAGCGCAGTGTGAAGCTGGTCGCCGAAGCTGTGGGGAGCGCGCCGGTGGTGGCGAGCGATCCGGCGTTGGCGGCGCTGGTGGCGGCAACTTCGGGTGGGCAGGGGCTGGTCGAGACGCTGGCGGCGCAGTTGCTGCTGCATGGCAATGGCTATGTGCAGATTTTGACCGACGGCGCGGGGGCGGCGGCGGAGCTGTTTGCGCTGCGTCCCGAGCGGGTGACGGTCGAGGCCGACGCGCGCGGGTGGCCGGTGGCCTATCGGTACAAGGCGGGCGGGTCGGCGGTGGTGCTGTCGGCCGAGGATGGCGCGGGGCGGACCGCGGTGGTGCATGTGAAGGCGCTGCATCCGCTGGACGATCATTATGGCGCGGGATGCCTGGGCGCCGCGGCGGGGGCGATCGCTGCGCATAATGCGGCGGCGGCTTGGAATGCGGCGCTGCTGGAGAATGCGGCGCGGCCTTCGGGGGCGCTGGTCCACGATCCGGGCGACAAGGGCATGCCCTTGTCGGCGGAGCAAGTGGACCGGCTGCGCGAGGAACTGGCCGAGGGGTTTTCCGGCGGCGCGAATGCGGGGCGGCCGTTGCTGCTGGAAGGCGGCCTGAAGTGGCAGGCGCTGTCGCTGTCGCCCGCCGAAATGGATTTCCTGGCGCTGAAGGAGTCGAGCGCGCGCGAGATTGCGATGGCGTTCGGGGTGCCGCCGATGCTGCTCGGGCTGCCGGGGGACGCGACCTATGCCAATTACCGCGAGGCCAATCGCGCGCTGTGGCGGCTGACGGTGTTGCCGCTGACGGCCAAGATTTTGGGGGCGGTGGCGCAGGGGCTGCGCGGGTGGTTCGATGGGGCGGAGCTGCGCGTGGATTTGGACAAGGTTCCGGCGCTGGCCGAGGATCGGATGGCGCTTTGGCACGAGGTGTCGGGGGCGGACTGGCTGAGCGCCGAGGAGAAGAAGGCGTTGCTGGGGCTTAACTAGCCCGCGTCGTCACCCCGCCGCTGTGGATCCCGGATCAAGTCCGGGATGACGAAGGAGTTACCCACATGGATGAAGAAGAGGCGCTGGCGCGGTTGATCGCGCTGGCGGGGACAAACGCGCCCGACGCCGCGCTGTTGAGGGCCGTCGTCGAGGAGGCGAGCGAGCTGGGCGCGCGGCGGGCGCTGGCGCGGCTCGGGCTGGCCGATGCGGCGGCGCGCGACGACATGGTCGACCTGCGCCAGCTGCTGGGCGCGTGGCGCGATGCGAAGACGAGCGCGTGGAAGGCGGCGGTCGACTGGGCGGTGCGCGGGGTGCTGGCGTTGCTGGTGGTCGGGCTGGCGGTCAAGCTGGGGCTGCCGGGGTTGCTGCGGTGAGGGGGGCTTATGCCGCGGCCCACGCCCCAACGCCCTGCCGCAAGCAAGAGGGGGAGATCCGTTTCGCGGGTTACGCCGCCGTGTTCGACCGGGTCGACCGCGGAGGCGATGTGGTGCGCGCCGGTGCGTTTGCGGCGAGTTTGCGCGCGGGTCGGGCGGTGCCGTTGCTGTGGCAGCATCGGCCGGGGGCGGTGATCGGGACGATCGAGACATTGGCGGAGGATGCGCGCGGGCTGCGGGTGGTGGCGCGGGTGACGCACCCGACGGCGGCGGCGCTGGTCGCGCGCGGGGCGCTGACCGGATTGAGCTTTGGTTATCGGGTGACGGCGGCGCGCGGCGCGCGGCCGCGCGAGTTGCTGGGGCTGGAGCTGGGCGAGGTGAGTTTGGTGGCGATGCCGATGCAGCCGTTGGCGCGGGTGATTGCAGTAGATTCAAAGAAGGAGTGACGGGCATGGAAGTGGATATGGAAGTCAAGGCGGATGCGCTCGATGGGGCGTTCGATGCGGTGCTGGCGGCGGAGGCGGTCGATGATTTGCGGGCGTCGGTGGCGGCGTTGAAGGCACAGGTCGATGCACAGGCGGTTGCGGCGTCGCGGATGCCGCTCGACGGGGCGAAGGCGGCCGATCCGGCGCGCGATGCCTTTGTCGAGCGCTATTTGCGGCGCGGGATAGATGCGGGCGTCGAGATGAAAAGCCTGTCGGGGGCGACGGGGGCCGAGGGCGGCTTTGCGGTGCCGCGCGAGATCGACGGCAGCATCGCCGAGACGCTGAAATCGCTGTCGCCGATCCGCAGCATCGCGACCGTCGTGCAGACGGGGACGAGCGGATACCGCAAGCTGGTCGCGACCGGGGCGATGGGCGCGGGCTGGGTCGGCGAGACGGCGGCGCGGCCGGAGACCGCGACGCGCAGCTTTGCCGAGATCGTGCCGCCGTCGGGCGAGCTGTATGCCAATCCCGCGGCGAGCCAGGCGATGCTGGACGACGCGATGTTCAACGTCGAGGACTGGCTGGCCGATCAGCTGGGCCGCGAATTTGCGGTCGCCGAGGGCGGCGCGTTCGTGACCGGCAACGGCACCAACCGGCCGAAGGGGTTCCTGACCTATGCCACCACCAACGAGGCCGACGCGGTGCGCGCGTTCGGCACGGTGCAGCATCTGGCGACGGGGACCGCGGGGGCGTTTCCGGCGGTGAACCCGCAGGACAAGCTGGTCGAGCTGGTCCATGCGCTGCGCGCGCCGTACCGACAGGGCGCGGTGTGGGTGATGAATTCGGATACGCTGGGCCGCATCCGCAAGTTCAAGACGAGTGACGGCGCGTTCATCTGGCAGCCGGGGCTGGTCGAGGGGCAGGCGGCGACGTTGCTGGGCTATCCGGTGGTCGAGGCCGAGGACATGCCCGATGTGGCGGCGAACAGCCTGTCGATCGCGTTCGGCAATTTCCGCGCCGGTTACCTGGTCGCCGACCGCGGCGAGACGCGCATCCTGCGCGATCCGTTCAGCAACAAACCGTTCGTGCATTTTTATGCAACCAAACGGGTCGGCGGTGCGATCATCGATTCGCAGGCCATCAAGCTGATGAAATTCGCCGCCAGCTGATCCGACGCTGGCGCGATGGGCGCCCGGCCACGCTCTCACCCCCTTTCGGGCGAGGCCGGGCGCCAATAACGCTCCCGCCATTCCGCCGCTATCGGCCGGAAAAAAGGGCGGACCTGGCGGCCGTTTTTCAACCCCTATGCTTTTCGAAAGGATGGCCCTGCCATGCCGACCCCCTTTTTTGCCGATCTGGTGCGCGAGCTGTGCCAGGACGGCGGCACCGGGCCGCTGACGCCGACCGGCGCAGTGCCCGGGCATCGCCGGTTTGCCGACACGGTTCCCGAAGGTGCCGATTTTCATTACGCGGTCGCCGGTATCGCGCATCCCGCGCAATGGGAGGTCGGCGTTGGCCGCATCGACGGCAACGGGCGACTGGCGCGCGACACCGTGCTGTCGTCGTCCGAAGGCGGCGCGCCCGTCGCTTTTTCCCCGGGGCTGAAAACGATCGCACTGACGGTGGCGGCCGGCTGGTTCGCCGCGAGCGATGCGGCGCGTGGGGTCGCCGAGGCCAGCGTTGCATCGCTGACCGCCGCGGTCGCCGCGCGCCAGCCGGTATCGACACTGCACAGCGAGGTCGTGGCGGGGGCCGTCGACGATCGGGTGACGGTGCGGCGCGGTGGCGGCTGGGTCAACGTGCCGCTGGCGGCGCTGGCGCATCGGAGCGCCGACGGACGCTATACGCTGACCGGCCCGCTGGGCGCGCAGGCGGGCAGCGCCGCCGCGCCGTCGATCAGTTTCGAGGGCGATGCTGACGTGGGGTTGTTCCGCGCCGATCCCGACGTGGTGGGCATCGCCACCGGCGGCGCCGAGCGAATGCGGGTCGACGGCGCCGGGAATGTCGGGATCGGCTGCGCGCCGCTGGGGGTGACGCGGTTTCAGGTCCGGGTCGCAGCCGATCGGCGCTTTACGGTGTTCGCGAATGGCGCCGACAACAGTTTCGGATTCCTGAATGACGGGGGAAGCTGGGCCGATAGCCTGCTGTGCGGCAGTCCGCTGCGGCTGGGCGTCGGAGGAATCGAACGGGTGCGGATCGAGGCGGCGGGCGTGCTGCGCCCCGCCGCCGACAATAGTCAACAGCTGGGGGCGGCGGCGCATCGCTGGTCGGTCGTTTACGCCGGCACCGGCACGATCAACACGTCCGATGCGCGCGGCAAGGCCTGGCACGGGGCGCCAAGCCCGGCCGAGCTGCGCGCGGCGACGCGGATCATCGACGAGCTGGGGTTTTTCCAGTGGACCGATGCCATCGCCGCAAAAGGCGCCGACAGCGCGCGGCGTCACTTTGGCGTTCGCGCGCAGGCGGTTTGGGCGATCATGGCCGACGAGGGGCTGATCGACGCGCTCGACGAGGACGGTCGACCGGGACGGGCCCCCTATGCGTTTTTATGCTGGGACGAATGGAATGCCGAAGCGGGGAGCGGCGGACGGCAAAGCCGGTTCGGCATTCGTCCCGACCAGCTGGCGCTGTTCCTGTTGGCCGGTCTGGGGCAGCGGCTGGCGGCGCTGGAGGCAGCCGCATGATCGGCGGACCGGCGATCGGGTCGCGCGCGATCGGCGACGTCGCGCGCCGCGACCTGGCGAGCGAATGGGGCGGCCCCGAACCGGCCGCGGCGCAGACCCCGATCGCGACCGGAAAGCAGCCGACGCGGCGCGTGACGTTGCGCAAGCCGTAACGCGAGGGAGACTGGAATGACGATGATGGTCAAGGATCCGGAAAGCCGGATCGATTACGAGTTCGATTGGGCAGCCGCCTATTTTGACGGACAAGCGGTGGTGGCGAGCGTCTGGGTCGTCGATCCGGCGGAAGCGGGCGGCGTGGTCGTCGCGGCGGCGGCGCACAATCTGATGCAGACGACGGCGACGCTGGCCGGAGGCATCGCAGGCCATGTCTATCGCGTCACCAACCGGATGACGCTGAGCGACGGGCAGATCGACGAGCGATCGGTGACGATCCGGGGAGAGGAGCGGTGACCGTGCAGAGCCGGGTGCCGGGCGACGCCGCGGTGAGCCTGAACGAAGCGCGCAGCTGGCTGCGGCTGGGGGCGACGATCGACGATGCGGTCGTGGCGGGACTGGTCCGCGCCGCGACGAACATTTGCGAAGCCTTTATCGGCCAGTGGCTGATCGTGCGCGAAGGCGAAGAGATTTTGCCGATCAAGCGGCACCTGTGTCAACCTGGCGCGCGACCGGTGGTGGCGATCGACGCAGCGACATTATTGTTGCCTGGCGGCGGCGAGGCGGTGCTGGCGGCCGCCGATTTTCAGCTGTCGGTCGGCGGCGACGGCACCGCGCGGGTGACGATTGCCGACCCGCGCGGCGCGGCGCGGGTGCGCGTCGCCTATCGCGCCGGGATCGCGGCGGGAACGAATGATATTCCCGAAGCCATCCGCCAGGGTATCGTCCGCATGACCCAGCATCTGCACGACGCGCGCGATGGCGCCGCGGCGGCGCCCCCCGCGGCGATCGCCGCACTGTGGCAGCCGTGGCGGCGTTTGACGTTGGGCAGTGGTCGATGACGGGCGCCGAGGGTGCGCTTCGTGCCCGGGCGCTGAGCCTGCTCGGCCAGGACGATGCGCTGGCGGGCAGGGTGCACGGCATATTCGACGGGATTCCGCCGCGCGCCACCGCGCCCTATGTCTCGGTGGGTGGCGCCGACGGTAGCGATTGGGGCACCAAGGACCGCGTCGGGCGCGAGGTGCGGTTGACGCTGACGCTGGTGGGCGCCGGGCATGCCATCGATGATGAAGCGGCGGTGCGGGTCGAGGCGGTGGCTGCCGCGCTGCGCGGTCCGGCCGATGGCTGGTCGGTGGTCGCGGCACGGGTGATGCGGACGCGGTTCGGGTTTTTGCCGGGCGGCGGCTGGCGGCACGAGGTGGTGGTGCGGTGCCGGTGCTTGGTCGGTTAAGCGCGTCGCCCCCGCGCCGGCGGGGGCGACGATGCGATCAATCGCCCGGAAGCGAGTTGTTCGCTTTGTAATCCTTGAACTTGTCGGTGAAATTGGCGTGGTAATCCTCGATCTGCATGTCGGCGTCTTCGGCAGCGACTTTTTCGGAATCACCACCTGAGCGACCAAGCGCGATCACCGCCTTGCGGAACGCGTCGCGTTCGGCCGAACAATTCGCCTTGAGCGCCAGTTCATATTCGACCTCTTCGACCTTGGCCTCGAGCGCCTTTTTCATGTCGTCGCGCAGGCATTTGGTGAAGGCGGCGCGCGTGGTGTCGACCGTCGGCGACTGCACCATAGCGGCCAAAAGCAATGTCGTAATCAGCATCCCGTGACTCCCCAGTTTCGGATGGTTTTGTGACGAGGAGAATAGACGATGGCAATTGAAAATGGGAGCGCTTTTCTGCTCAAGGTCGGCAATGGCGGCGCACCGCCGACGTATCAGACGGTGGCCGGGCTGCGCACGACGCAGCTGTCGGTGAATGGCGAGGCGGTGAACGTCACGACCAAGGATTCGGGCGGGTGGCGCGCGCTGCTGTCCGGCGCCGGGGTGCGATCGGTATCGGTGAGCGCGGCGGGGATCTTTACCGGATCGGCGGCGGAAGTGCGGGTGCGCGGGCATGCGCTGGCGGGGACGATCGACGATTTCGAGCTGAGTTTCGAAAGCGGCGAACGGCTGCGCGGGCGGTTCCTGGTCACCCGGCTGGACTATGCCGGCGATTACAACGGCGAGCGCAATTACACGCTGAACCTGGAATCGAGCGGCGCGGTGGTGAGCCTGTGAGCGCGGGGGCCAACGGCCTGCGCGGCGAGGCGGAATTGCGCGTGGGAGAGCAGGTTTATGTGCTGCGCCCGAGTTTTGCGGCGCTGGTCGCGGCGGAAGCCGAGCTGGGGCCGCTGTTCGCTTTGGTCGAGCGCGCGGCTGACGGGCGGCTGGCGCTGGGCGAGCTGGCGTCGCTGTTCTGGCATTGTGTGCGGGACCGGCCCGAGGCGCTGACGCGCGAGGCGGTCGGCGAGGCCGTGGTCGCGCAGGGGCTGGCGGCGGTGACCCCGGCACTGCGCGTGCTGCTGGGGCAGATTTTGTCGGGGCGGTGAGCGGTGTCGAACGATCGGCTGGGTCCGGAAGCGGTCACGTTGGCGGGGGTGATGGCACGCGTTGCCGGCTGGCGACCCGAGGAGTTCTGGGCGGCGACGCCTGCCGATGTGCGGGCGGTGCTGGCGGGGTGGGTCGAGGCGGATGCCGGGGCGTCGTTTGACGGGACCGCGCTGGCGGCAATGATGGAGCAATTTCCCGATGGATGAGATCGACGAGATGGTGGTGGCGGTGCGCGCCGACACCGGGGCGTTCCGGCGCGACATTGCGGCGCTGCGCGCCGAACTGGAAGGATCGCTGGGGTCGGGGGCGGACGCGGCCGGGCAGGCGATCGAGCGCGCGCTGAACCGCGCGATCGTGTCGGGCAAGCTGGGGTTCGAGGATTTGAAGCGGCTGGCGCTGTCGGTGCTGGCCGACATCGCGCGCGCCGCGATTGCGAACGGGATCGGCGCGGCGCTGGGCGGCGGCGGTGGGCAGGGTGGCGGGGCCGGAGGGCTGCTGTCGCTGGGGACGTCGATCGCGATGGCGCTGTTCGGGGCGCCGGGACGCGCGACCGGCGGGCCGGTGAGCGCGGGACGCGCGTACCGGGTCGGCGAGCGCGGCCCCGAACTGTTCGTGCCAACCGCGAGCGGGCGGATCGAAGCGGCGGGCGGGGCGGTGCGCAATATCGCGATCACGGTCAATGTGCGCGGCGAGGCGGGAAGCGAGCCGCAGCGGCTGGCGCAGACGGGGCGGCAGCTGGCGCGCGCGGTGCGGCGCGCGGTGGTGGCGGGTGAGGATTGAGCGGACGTTCCCATAAGCCCGTCCCGTCGGCGATTGTCTATTTCGAACAAGCCCATGTTCCCCGGCGAAAGCCGGGGTCCAGGGCGTTAGCAGGCGGACGCTGTTTTCTGGCTCCCTGGACCCCGGCTTTCGCCGGGGAACAGCTACTCACTTGGGCATGGGAATGACGGCCCGCCGTTAAGCGGAGGGGTCTGTGAGGCGCGGGGGGAGCAAACCGGAAAGGTTGTGGCATGGGCTGGGCATTGGTGGCGGCGGCGGAGCCGCATCATCGCAAGGGGTGGCTGAAGCGGTTCGATCCGCGGTTTTGGACGGTCGATTTTGCGCGGCCGATGATGGCGAGCGTGACCAATCCGGGCGCGCGAACGCTGCGCGTCGAGGCGGTGTTTTACCGCAGGCAGGATCTGGCGGGGCTGATCTGGGAAAGCGCGGATCGCTGGGATCATCCGCTGCTGGCGTATGAGACGAAGCGCGATTTTCGGCGCACGCAGCTGCGGTTCCGGTGGCGGTCGGGCGGGGTCAAGCCGCTCGACGCGCTGCACGGGCCGACGCTGACCATCGAGGGGCGCGATGCGGCGGGGAACCCGCGCGCCTGGTATGTGCGGTTGTGGAATTATGCGGTCGGCAGCGGCGAGGACGCGGTCGTGACGCTGGATTTCGATGCGCTCGTCGGCGGGTTTCTGCTCCCTGGCGAGGCCGATCCGGTGTGGGCGGGTGACGTCGACCGGATGTTCATTTCGCTGGTGCCGCCGACCTATGACGGCGGGGAGGGGGCGTTGGCGGCGCCGGTCGAGGGCTGGGCCGAGATGAGCGCGATTGCCTGTTCGGGGTCGGGATCGGTGCTGGCGGTCGGCGATGTCGTGCTGCCCGAAACGGCGCTCGGCATGACCAACGGCTATGACGATTGCTATCATCTGACCCCGGCGCGGGTGGTGCGGCAGATCGTGCAATTGGGGTATCGCGGCGACGTCGTCCATTATGTCGGGATGAGCCACTATATGCGGCTGGAGGCGCTGGGCGGCGGTTTTTATGTCAGCCTGGCGGGCGGGGTGCTCAATCGGCCGACCGCGGAATGGCACCGCGCGCTGGCCGACGCGTGCACGGCGGCGGGGTTGGGGCTGATCTGGTCGCTGTCGTATGAAGTGTTCGACGCCTATTGCTGGAACGACTGGAAGCAGCGCGATGCGGGCGGCGGCGCGGCGCTGACCGGATGGGTGCCGCCATCGACGCTGTTGTCGCCCGCCAATGCGGCGGCGATGGGATATTTGCAGCTGGTCGCGCGGGCGTTTGTCGCGATCGGCGTCGAGGCGGGGCTGGCGGCGAAATTCCAGGTCGGCGAGCCGTGGTGGTGGGTCAATCCGGGCGGCAAGCTGTGCAGTTACGACGCGGCGACGGGCGCGGCGCTGGGCGGCGCGAGCGTTGCGATTGCCGATGTGCGGGGGCCGCTGGATGCGGCGCAGCGGGCGATGCTCGATGCGCTGGGGGCGCTGCTCGCGAGCTCGACCGCGGCGCTGGTCGCGGCGGCGCGGGACGAGGCGGGGGCAGCGGGGCTGCAATCCTTGCTGCTCGTGTTTCTGCCCACCGTGCTCGACCCGGCGGCGCCCGAGTTGCGGCGGGCGAATGTGCCGACGGGGTGGGCCAAGCCCGCGTTCGATGTCTTGCAGCTGGAGGATTATGACTGGGTGACCGCGGATCGCGGCGCCGAGACCCCGGGTGCGCGCGCCGCGATGGTGCAGCGGCTGGGCTATCCGGTTCATGAACAACATTATTTTTCAGGCTTTGTGCTGAACGCGGCGGACCGCGGGCAGTGGCGGGCGATTGCCGATGCCGCCGATGCGGCGCGGCGCGCGGGGGTGGCGCGGACGTTCGTGTGGGCGCTGCCGCAGGTGGCGCGCGACGGCTTTGTGGCTTTTGACGGGGAGGATGCGGTGCAGGCTTTCGATGCGGAGGATTTCCCGCTTGCGATCGGGCGCGAGGCGATGGCGCTGACCGAATTTTCGACCCAGATCGTGAGTTCGCCGTCGGGGCACGAGCAGCGCGCGAGCGAATGGGCGGAGGCGCGGATGCGCTATGACGCGGGGCCGGGGATCCGGTCCGAGGCCGATGTGCGGACGCTCGCCGATTTCTTTCGGGCGCGGCGCGGCGCGGCGCGGGCGTTTCGTTTCCGCGATCCGTTCGACGCGAGTTCGGCGGCGGACGGCGGTTTGCCGGCGGCGGGCGATCAGATGCTGGGAATTGGCGATGGGGTGCGGCGGCAGTTTGCGCTGGTGAAACGCTATGGCACGGGCGATGCCGAGCAGGTGCGCGTGATCCGACTGCCGGTGGGCGGGAGCGTGCGGGTGTCGGTCGACGGTCTGGAAACCGCGGGGTTTTCGATGACGGACGCCGGCGAGGTGTTGCTCGATGCGATACCTGCGACGGGGGTGGCGGTGCGCGCGGGGTTCCTGTTCGACGTGCCGGTGCGCTTTGCCGAGGACCGGCTGGAGACGAGCCGCGCGACCTTTCTGGCCGGGGAGATAACCAGCGTCCCGCTGGTCGAGGTGCGGGCGCCGTGGTGATGCTGAACGCGGCGCCGGGCTGGCTGCGCGAAGAGGTGGTGACGCTGGCGTGGTGCTGGCGGCTGGCGCGGCGCGACGGGGTGGTGATCGGGCTGACCTCGCACGACCGCGACCTGATGGTCGGCGGGATCGTCTATCGCGCGGCGCCGGGGATGAAACCGTCGGCGCTGGAGACCAGCGACAGCCTGGATGCGGCGACGATGGACCTGGAGGGCGCGGTTGCGAGCGACGCGATTGCGGCGCGCGACCTGGATGCCGGGCGCTGGGACGGAGCGGAGCTGGAGCTGTTCGTGACCGACTGGACCGCGGCCGAGGCGGCGCCGGTGACCGTGGCGCGCGGATCGTTGGGGACGATCGAGCGGCGCGGGACGGCGTTCGCGGCGGAATTGCAGGGGGTGACGCGGCTGCTCGACCGCCCGGTATGCCCGGCGACGTCGCCGTCGTGCCGCGCGATGCTGGGCGACGGGGCGTGCCGGGTCGATCTGGCGCCGCTGACGCATGACGGCCGGGTGGTTTCGGTTGAGGGGCGCGCGGTCACGCTGGACAGCGCCGTCGCGGGACTGGCGTTCGGCGAATTGCGGTGGATCGAGGGCGCCAATTGCGGATTGTCCAGCCCGGTGATTGCGGCCGAGGGGGCGGTATTGCAGCTGGCCGAAGGGCCGGTGTTTGCGGTCACGGGGCCGGTCCGGGTACGGCTGACCGAAGGGTGTGACAAGCAGCTGGCGACGTGCCGCGACCGCTTTGCCAATACGATCAATTTTCGCGGCGAGGCGCATCTTCCGGGCAATGATCTGCTCACGCGTTATCCCGGTGGATGATCCGCCCAAACAGGATTTGGGCCACCGCGCCTTTGTCCGCGCCCGGCGGCTGGTCGGGGCGCGGTTTCGGCCGCAGGGCTATGACCCGGCGACCGGGCTCGACTGCGTCGGGCTGGTGTGGGCGGCCTATGCGGCGGCGGGGCGGCGGCTGATCCGCCCGCGCGATTATCCGCTGCGCGGCTGGTCGGAGGAACGGATCGTTGCGGGGTTGCGGCGCGCGGGTTTTGTTCCTGCGGACGGCCCGCGGCAGAGCGGCGATGTCGGGTTGGTGGCCCTCGCGGCGGGGCAGTTTCATCTGGCGCTGCTCGGGCCGGACCGCTGTGTCCACGCCCATGCCGGGCTGCGGCGGGTCGTCGAGGCGCCGATCGATGCCGTGTTGATGGCGGCGCCGCGCTGGCGCCTGATACTGGAGACTTGAGCGATGGCCACATTGGTGCTGACGGTGGTCGGCGGCTTTATCGGTGGACCCGTGGGGGCGGCGATCGGCGCGAGCCTGGGGCAACAGGTCGATGCGGCGATCTTCAAACCCAAAGGGCGCGAGGGGCCGCGGCTGGCGGACCTGAAGGTGCAGGCGTCGACCTATGGCCAGCAGATCCCGCAATTGTTCGGGACGATGCGCGTCGCGGGCAGCGTGATCTGGGCGACCGACCTGATCGAACGGCGCGAGCGGCGCGGCGGCGGCAAGGGGCAGCCGTCGGTAACCGAATATAGCTATGCGGTGTCGCTGGCGGTCGCGTTGTCGTCGCGGCCGATCCGCGCGATCCGGCGGATCTGGGCCGACGGCAATCTGCTGCGCGGGGCGAGCGGGACGTTTCAAGAGCGTTGCATCTTTCGCTGGCATGACGGCGGCGAGGACCAGGCGGTCGATCCGCTGATCGCGTCGGCGGTCGGGCCGGGATCGGCGAGCGGGTTTCGCGGGCTGGCCTATGCGGTGTTCGAGGAGCTGGAGCTGGGCGCGTTCGGCAACCGCATTCCGTCGTTGACCTTCGAGGTCGAGGCCGATGCCGACAGCGTCGATACCGGGGTGATCGGCGATGTCCTGCTCGGCGAGGCCGGGCGCTGTTTCGGCGCGTGGCCGGTCGCGGGCTATGCCGCGTCAGGCGACCGGGCGCGCGACGCGCTGTCGCCGCTGTTCGACATCGATGGGGTGGAGGTGGTCAGCGGGTCGGACGGGTGGCGCCTGGCGCCCGCGGTGCTGGGGGGCACGCCGCTGGCGCTGGACAGCTTTCGCGAGGCGCGGCGCGACGAGACCGAGCGCGATGCGATCGAGCGGCAACGCGCGCCGCTGGCGTCGCTGCCGGGATCGATCCGGCTGCGCCATTACGAACCCGAACGCGATTATCAGCTGGGCCAGCAGAGCAGCCAGGTGGCGGGTGGCGGGGTGCGCGAGGAGCGGATCGATCTGCCCGCAGTCTTGCCGGCGCCGTCGGCGCGGGCGCTGGCGCAGCGGCTGGCCGCCGCGGCGGCGGACGGGCGCGAGACGTTGATCTGGCATGGCGATCTGGCGGCGCTGGCGCTGCCGGTCGGGCGGATCGTGACGCTGGCCGACGGCAGCGCATGGCGACTGACGGCGCGCAATGTGCGTGCGAGCGACATCATGCTGGAGCTGAAGCGGCACCAGCCGGTGCCCGCCGCCGACCTTGCCGCCGCGCCGGGGACGGCGGTGCGGGGCCCCGACTGGCCCGATGCGGAAGCAGTTGTGCATCTGTTCGACCTGCCCAATATCGGCAGTCCGGCAGCGCCGACGGCGCGGATATTGATCGCCGCGGCGGGGAGCAACGATGGCTGGCGCGGCGCCGACTGCTGGTTTGTCCCGGCGGTCGACGCCGAGCCGATCGCACTTGGCACGGTGCGGCCCGCGGCGGCGCTGGGCGCGCTTGCCGGGCCGCTGGCGGGGGGCAGTGCCCATCTGATCGACCGCGTCAACGCGGCACTGGTCACGTTGATCAATCCGTCGATGGCATTGGAATCGGTGGGCGATGCCGCGCTGCTGGGCGGTGCCAACCGGGCGATGGTCGGCGATGAATTGCTGCAGTTCGGCAATGCCGAGCCGGTTGGGACGGGCGTTTGGCGACTGTCGCGCCTGCTGCGCGGGCGGGCGGGAACGGGCGGCGCGATAGCGCACGCGACGGGGGCACCATTCGTCCTGCTCGACGATAGCGCGCCGATGCTGCTTCCCGACGCACTGGCGGCGGTGGCGGAGGGTGGCGGAACGCGGGTGCAATGGACACCGCGTGGCGGCGTAACTTTGACCGAGATGGCCGTGACGGCCCCCGGCGCGGCGCTGCGGCCGCTGGCCCCCGTGCATGGGCGAATAGGGTCCGATGGATCGGGCGGCGTTACGGTTTCGTGGCGGCGACGCAGCCGTGTCGATACCGGATGGCGCGACCATGTCGATTTGCCGATCGGCGAAGGGCAGGAGACATGGCGCATCGAGCTGTCGCCGCCGGTCGACGGCATCGCGCCGTGGGATCGCCCGTCGCCGACATTGCATATTGCGGCCGGCGCGCTGGCGGGGGTGCCGCCGGGGGCGATGATCGCGATTCGCCAGGTCGGAGACTTTGCCCTGTCGCCGCCCCTGTTCCTGCCCCTGACGTGA